ACTAAGGCTGATCCGACTATCCCGGGATTTCAGTCCGAGACAGAGAAGATAAAAAACAAGTGGAAGATATTCTTAAGAAACTTTGCCCGGACAGAAGCAGCCGACCGGATAACGTCTATTACCGGGGAGACAAGGAAACAGGCAATAAGGATTATTAAGGCAACTATTGACAAGGGAGTTGAGGAAGGCATTGGAGCATTAAGGATTGCGGAAAATATTGAAAAGCAATTAAATGCGGTGCTTATCCCGATGAACTCGTGGCGGGCATTAAGAATTGCAAGGACAGAAGTCATCGGCGCAGCTAATCTGGGAAGCATGATCGGGGCACGCGATACAGGCGAGGAGATGGAGAAGAGGTGGATATCTAAGATAGACAACAAGACCAGACCGGATCATATAGAAATGAATGGCAGAAGAGTTGGTCTGCATGATAAATTTGATGTTGGAGGGGTAATGATGGATTACCCGGGGGACCAGACGGCGCCTCCGGAGCAGGTGATTAATTGCCGGTGTTCAGTAGCTTTTAAAGTGAAAAAGATTGATTATGGAATATAATATAATATGGGAGGTAAGGCTATGATAGAATATTATTTAACAAAAGACACTTCCGGGGGGAGTGTTAAGGATGTGGATGTTAAGCAGGGGATAGTTACCGGCTATTTCGCGATATTCGGGAACGTGGATGCCGATAATGATATAATCATGCCGGGGGCAGCCAAAAAAACTATTGAGGAAAATGGCCCCGAAAGTAAGAAGCCCAGGATCATGCACCTTCTGCAGCACGACATCTGGCGACCATTGGCAAAGCCTCATGTACTTAAGGAGGATAACAAGGGTATTTATTTTGAGTCGAAAATATCTGAAACATCCTACGGCAGAGATGCTATTAAGTTATATGAGGATCAGGTGTTATCAGAGCACTCAATAGGATTTCAACTTATTAAACATGAGATGAATGAAGCAACGGGAGTGAGAACGATAAAAGAGATTAAGCTCTGGGAGGGGAGTACCGTTACCTGGGGCGCTAATGCCGAGGCTCTCGTTGTGGCTGTGAAACAGGAAAATGGTAAAGACGTGGCGGAGAAGATTATCAAAAAGATTGATGCGATTAACCATGCAATGAAAGGTAATTACACTGATGAGACATTTCGTATGTTGGAAATAGAACTGAAGCAACTACAGCAGATAATAGTTACACTTGTCGAAAAACTTGAGCCGGTAAACACTCGGGTTGAAGATAAGCCGTTAACGTCTGAAGAGATGCTTAAAATATTGTTAAACAAAATAAACTGAAAAAAGATGAATGAAGAGATAAAAAAAGCACTTGAAGATTTCGGCGCCGTCATAGATGGCAAGCTGAAAGCCGTCACCGACAAGCTGGCTCTGGTGAGCAGCGATGCCGAGAAGAAGCATCTTATGGAAGCTATTAAAAAGGAACTTGAGCCCGAGATAGCTAAGTATAATAATAAAATGCAGGAAAACCTTGATGCCCGTGAAGCTAAACTGAAAAGGGTGGACTTTGGCGGGTCAGTGCCCGGTAAAACCTTCAGCGTGGAACTGAAGGAAACTCTGGAGAACATCATTAAGAAGGAAGGAGCCCGCACACTCAGGGGCAGGATGTTAAATTTTGAAGAGAAAACAGTCCTTGATATGACTGAGGGCAATGCCTTCAATTCAACTGTTGTTGTGCCTCCGGCTTACCAACCTGGGGTTGTATATGATCCTGCCAGACCGATTCGCATTCGTGATCTGATTTCAAAGGGCACTACCGACAGCAATCTTGTGATAGTCCCCAGGGAATATTCCTATACCGATGCTGCCGCGGTCACCTCTGAAGGCGCAGAGTACAAGCAGGAGGACTTCACCCTGAAAGCTATTGATGCAGCTGTACAGAAGATCACTAACTATATCGTACTCTCCGAGGAGATGCTTGAAGATGTGAATGGTCTGACCAGCTACATCATGACAAGGCTGCCGGAGAAACTCCGCAATGCCGAGGACACTTTTATTCTTACTGATTCTACCTATGGGATATTAACTCTGGCTACCGCTTACAGTGATAACCTCGCTGATAGCAAGGTTCAGAGAATAGATGTTCTTGTTGATGCTATCCGTCAGGTAGCAAATTATGAGTACAGGGCAACCGGCATATTGCTTCATCCGGCTGACGCTACACGTCTGAAGCTGACCAAAGATGATAATGGGCAGTACATCTATCCGTGGGTGTTCATCAACGGAGTGCCTACAATTGACGGGGTGCCGATATACACATCAACGGCAATGACATCCGGGACATTCCTTGTTGGAGACTTCAAACGTGGCGCTCAGATATTTGACCGCAGACAGCTGGCTATAGAGTTCAGTAACCAGAATGAAGATAACTTCATTAAAGGAATGGTGACTGTGCGTGGACATGAGAGAATTGCTTTGGCAGTTTATCGCCCGCACGCTTTCATTTATGGATCATTTGCTGCCGCACTCGCTCAGGGTAGCGCATAGCAGATTAGAGGAGTTTAAAGCCCCGGTTAATTGCATGGGGGTGTAACGCCGGGGCCTCCTTTTAATATTTAAGATATGCCGTTAGGAAGTTTTGCAATATTGCCGGATGTAGTTAGTGAGCTTGTGAGGAAGAATCCCCGCAGGGTGCTTGACGTTGGTATTGGCTTTGGCATCTATGGAGCAGCGATTAGAGAGTGGCTGGATAGTGGCTATGGAAGAAAGACTTTTATCGAAGGAGTTGAAGCATTTTCAGGTTATGAGAATCCCAACTGGCAACATTACGACAGGGTGATTATTGATGATGTCATGAAAGTTTTCTTTGACGAGCTTTACGATACTATATTACTTCTGGATGTTATTGAGCATTTTAGGAAAGAGGAAGGAGAAGAATTAATAAGGCGAATGAAGTCAATATTATTTATCGGAGGTATTTTACTTGTTGGCACTCCGGCAATATTTTGCCCGCAGGATGCAGTCTATGGCAATGAATATGAAAGACACAGGTCGTTATGGACAAAAGAAGATTTTGAAGGATTTGAAATATTACGGGATGGCTCCCCCGATAAATTCGGAACACAGATGTTACTAACTAAATATACTAAGTCATGAAAATACTCGCAATGGTACACGGTTTCCCACCTCATCACAACGCAGGTGCTGAATGGATGCTGCATGATATGTTAAAATATCTTAAAGAGAAAGGTCATCAGGCGACTGTCATGCTTCCGATAACGGGGCTAAAGCCCTATGAGATCTCCGGCATCAGAGTATTACCCGACAGCGGGATGGATGAGATGATCAAAGAACTGAACTCGCATGATATAGTAATCTCGCATCTTGACCGTTACGCAAAGGCACTCAATAGGTGCGAGTATTTCGGCAAGCCTTACATATTACTTGTACATAATACTCATAGATATGCCGGGATAGCTGAGAAGCATAAAAGGGAAATGAATCAGAGACGGATATATGTTATTTATAACTCCGAATATACCCGCGATGCTTTGAAATATCCCAACCCTGCGATAATTGTCCACCCGCCGGTGGATAAGGGAAGGGTTTTGACAAGAAAAACAAGGGCTGAATATATCACCCTGATTAATCTCTTTGCTCCGAAAGGGGGAGATATCCTACCACAGATTGCCAGAGCTTTGCCGGAGAAGAAATTTCTGGGTGTTAAAGGTGGATATGGCCATCAGGTGATTGACGAGAATATTCAAAACATCACTTATATGGAGAACACGCCGGATATTAAAAAGATATACGGCAAAACAAGAATACTCATTATGCCTTCGGAATATGAGAGCTATGGCCGAACAGCTGTTGAGGCAATGATTAATGGAATACCAGTTGTGGCCAATAATACCCCGGGACTCAAGGAATCGCTATCTTATGCAGGAGTATTTGTCAATGATCGTGGTGATGTACAGGAGTGGCGGGAGAAGATTCTTGAGGTTGAGGGAAATTATAAATCCTATAGCGACCGGTGCAAAGAGCGGGCTGAAGAGATACAGAAAAAGACAGAAGCAGAGTTACAGGTAATGGAAGAATTTATTTTAAAAGCAATCAATAAAAAATTATAGTCATGGCAACAAAAAAGAAAATCACTCCAGTAAAGGAGAAGAAAGAAATCAAAACAGCGGTGCCGATCTTCAGAGATGGCTATGTCCATACAGTAATATTACAGGATTATGGAGATTACAGAAAAGGAGAAGAGGTGATGCTTGTTGAACGCAGGTATAAGAGTTTAAAAAAAGATAATATCGTAAAATGAAGACATGGGTTAAAACGGATGTTGTCACAGAGCCGGTGACTTCGACGGAAGCAAAGCTATTCTGCAAGATTTCGGGAACGCAGGATGATACATTGATAGCCTCGCTGATTAAATCGGCAAGGATGGCTATTGAGAATTATACCGGTCTGGCTCTTGCCGAAAAAACTCTGTACACAACTTTTGACTTGCCGGGGTTGGATAATATTCTTGACCTTCCTGTTCAGCCGGTTAAAAGTGTGGCATCGGTGAAGATAATTGATATAGAAGGTAATGAAACAGCACTCACCCTGAACACTGATTATTATCTGATTGATTCGCCCTGGACAAAGATTAAGATTGGCAACGTCTGGGTAAGTGATGGAGTACTTTTAAAAGTGGAATATACCGTTGGCTATGGAGCCTCCGGTTGCCCGGCGCTTCCAGAAGCTCTGAAAAT